AGTATTTTTATTGGTAATGATAATAATAAATTTAATAAAAATATCGTATTGTTATCTTTAAGAGAGATGACAAATCTATCAACAAAAGAAATTAGAAGTTCTATGAAAAAGTTTAAATTAATCTATTTAAATCTAATACAGGACCTTATTAAATAAAATTTTTTACAAAATATTTATTATTATGGGAAGACCACCGAAAAAAGAAATTAATTTAACTAAAGAATCAATATTATCTTTGTTACAAGAAATCTATAATGAACTTGTTGAACAAAGAAATACCGCAATTAGAATACAAAATAAAATGTTGGCAATGATGAAAGACCCTGAAGATATGACACTGATTGGTCCTGTCATTGAGAAACAACAAAAGATTATTAACGACTGTGTTGAGAAAAAATTGTCCCTTTCAAAATTACAGTCAAGTATTTGGGAAAAATCGAATACCAATACCGAAAGTTTTTCAATATCGGACATTGATATGGATGACGATGTTATTAAAAGTTTAATTGAAAAAGATATCAAAACAGGTGGTGGGTCATATAAAATGTAATATTTAATGTATCCATGAAAGCATCAATTAATAAAGAAGGAGCGTCAATAGATATAAAAGACGATTACAAAAAACTTGAAGGTCAGATTCAGTCGACTAAGACATATAATGATTTAAAGAAGCAATATAAAAAGGCCTCAAAAAGTACGGGGTCTTCGTTAGAAAAATTTAGTGATAAATCTAAAATATTTTCGGAAAATATTGATTCGATTTCAGGTAAAACTAAAGCTTTTCAGAAAGAAATAAAAAATCAATTTGAGAAACTTTTAGATATTAATGAAGTAACGGGGTCAAAATCAATCAAGTATATTAAAACAAAATTAATATTAACGGTTAAAGATATTGAACCTCAAGTTTCTAAAATTTTATTAGAAGAGATATTAAAAGCGGTTGGTTGTGACCAACAACAAACTTACAATCCAGGCGTTCCTGTTTTAATTAGTGTTGCGTCGGTGGATTTAGGGGGACTATTAAAAACGTCACCATCAAGTAAGGTGGGTAGATTATTATACGAAAAAAAACCAATATCAGTTCAAAACTCACCGTTTGCGATGAATAAACAGTTATTTGAACTAATCCAAAGTGGTAATCCATACTCAACATTTGCTGGAGGTAATTCATATATTGGTGAGTCTAAACAAGATTTACTTGATATAAGATATCATGATATTAATCCTGTGACAGGTATTGGTGGTGGATGGTTTGAGGTAACCCCTAAACAAAGAATTGATAAATTTGTAGGACAATTTCTTGCCGATTATTATAAAACTATTAAATTATTTGATGGTCATAATGTTTATACATGGTTAATGGAATTTTTGTCGGGGGCGATATCAATTAAGTTAAAAAATGACGATAAAAAAATTTCAGATTTAACATCGTTTCAGTTATTAATGCAAAGAATGTTAGGTTTATGTTTTGATGGCCGAACAGAAATTGATGTTAGCGGTAATGCCAAAGTATCACCATCTGATAATGTTGACGAATCTTTTTTTGAATTAAGTAATATTGATTTAAGATACATTGAAAACAAAGTAAATAATGTTAAAAAAGGTGTAATTGAATTTGAGGATTGTAATAATGTTAAGATACCTGTAAATACTGAAGGTATTTTAAGTGATTTGGATAAGATGATTTATGTTAAAGATGAGGATTTTATGAATATTGCGGCAACGTTACCGACAATAATGACTAACCCACCTGAAATACCAACAATTAATTTACCAAGTGCTGAAATATTTGATAAAGAATTCCTTAAACAATTAATAAACGGTTTAATAGCATCGTTATTATCCCCAAAAGTTATATTACCTATCATGGTTATGATTAAATCTATAGGTACTACGGTTAGTAATTCACTTGATAAAATAGATTCATATACGGCATTTTCTAAATATTTTAAAACTTTCATGATTAATATTGTTACCCGAATTGGTGCTTTATTTATTAAAACATTATTTAATATTATTAAAAAAGACCTTAAAAATTTAATTCTAACAGTTATTCAGGATGTTAATAAAGAAAAATCTGAAAAACATGCAGCGTTAATTTTAAAATTAACTAAAATATTGTTAACTGTTGCTGAGGTCTATAAATTAGTTGATGATTTTAGAAAATGTAAAAGTGTTGTGGATGAATTACTCAACATAATACAGATATGGACTACCAAGAAGGGTGCTCAAAAATCACAAATCCCGTTACCTATTTTATTTGCATCAAGATTAATGGATGGATACTCTCAAACAAGGGCGTTTATAGGTACGATAGAGGAATTACAAAAACTAGGTATTCCGACAGGTGCTATGCCTGATGGTAGTCCTAATTTAACGGTGTTATCAATGTTTTCACAATTAAAAGCATCCGCTGATGAGGAAAATTTAAATGGTAAAGTACAAATAGCAATTAACCCATTAACTGTGACACCATCAGGATTAACAATACCCGCAAGTGCGTTTGGAAAAAAATTATAAAAATGGAAAAAGAACAAATAGATAAACTCGTCGATATTGTGAATGACTTTAAAAACCATTCCAACAAAGATTTAATATTGGCTTTGGAAACATTAAATAAAGAATTTGAGACTACCAAAGAAACGGTTATTAAATTAACATATTATTTAGATAATTTAGAAAATAATTATAATACTATATTGAAAGAGTATAAAGATAGAACTAACACATAATTAAAATAGTCATGACTGATAAAGGGGAGGTAGAAAGAATAATTTCGGAATATTTAAGGAAAAATAATACAAGTCAAATAATTTTTTGGGGGGTTGTTTTAGATAATAAAGACCCAATGATGTTGGGTAGAATACGTGTTGCTCCTAAAAATAAGAATGAAAGAGATACCTTAGCAGCTATAACTAATTGGGATGACAAAAAAGATAAATGGACATCTAAAGACCCCTTTGTATTTTTACCCTTATTACCTTTTTTTATTAGTCAAACACCCAAGGTTGATGAGTACGTACATATAGTTTATTACAATAAAGATTTCCCCCAAGCAAATCAATTTTATATTCAAGGACCATTCTCATCTCCGATGACAACCCCTTTTGAAAATTTTAATCCTGCTCAAAAATTTTTAGCCACGGGTGATAGATTAGCTGGTAGTGTATCAATTAAAAACCAAGATGGTTCCTACCAACAAGATTTTAGTATTGGGGTTTTTCCTGAGCCAGGTGATAACTCATTATTAGGTCGAGGTAGTGCGGATGTTATCGTTAAAGAAAATGAAGTTTTAATAAGAGCAGGTAAAACTAATAAATTAGATAAAACAGAATTACCTGTTGCAAACAGTAAACGGGCATTCTTACAATTATCAAATTTTACTCAAGAAAAAGTTATCGAAAAATCAGAAAAATTTGGTAATTTTATAGAAAATGTTAAGTCAGTTAAAAAGATGGTTGTGTGGGATATTACCAATTTGGAAAATACTTACGACGCGTTTAATGGTTCGGTTAGTATCTATAATGTTTTACCAAATAAAGTAACTAACACTCAAAATTTTAAATACGACACTATTACTAAGATTTCTATCGGAACAAATTATGTTGGACCAATAGAAAAGTTTGAATTTAATGCCATGGGTATTGATGATATAACAACGTTAGTTAACAACGTTGCTCAAGGTGTTGTTATTGGTAATTTAAATATCTCAGGGTACACAACTAATTCACAATCAAATGTTGACCCAAAAGAATCATTTCCATTCATTGTAACCCCATCTAAATTAACCTATGAACGAGGTTTTAATCAAAAATTTATCGTTATTAGTACTCAACAAGATGTGAATGAAATTAATAATTACGTTAAATTTAATACTAAAATAACACCTGTTGGTAATAATAATTATAATGGATGGTTTTTAGTGTGGGAAAACAAAAAAGATTATCCAGTAATTGGTGTTCAAAAAGAATTAAACATTCAAACAGTTACACCGTTCACATTTAAAGACAATGACATTACTTATGGTGTTTTAGGTGGTCAAAAATTATACTTATTATCACATGATTCTTCAGGACCAAAAGGTGATATTGATTTGAGAAATACTTTATATGGTATAAATCAAGATAATTTTATTGGTGGAGTTGGTAGTAAAGGTGCTGAGGATAGTATTTTTGAAAAAACTTACCCAACTGTTAGGGGGGATGAGTTAATGAAACTTTTGATGAAAATGTTTGATTACGTTATTGGACACGTACATCCAATCGCAACTATGCCACCTGTTCCTGTGTCTTCAGGTAATGGTCAAACCACTTCTGAGATTTTGGCAATCCTCGCAGATTCACAAAATACTATCTTAAATCAAAATATTAGAATTAATTGATATTTATATGTAAAACATTTAAATGTCAATTAACAATTCATTCTTTAGCAGAAATAACACAATCATTTACAATAGCTTTGTCAACACGGGTAGAAACCCTGTTACTGAGTTATTTTATGGTTCAGTAATCTCAACACAATATCCGATTAATTATAGTCGTTTTATTTTTGATTTGGATTTAGATTTATTAAAGGAGAAAGTTGCCGATGGTACAATTACAACTACTTGTACTGACGATATCAAACATACTTTGAGAATGATTAACACGTCAACATTTAATGACTTGTTAAACACAACAACATCTCAAAGTAGAATGAGAGCAACATCTTTCGACTTAATTTTATTTAGAATTCCATTCATAGATAATGACCCTGATTTACCCCAACTTTGGGATGAGGGTGTTGGTTATGATTATGCCGATTTGGTTTACGAAATATCTAACGACAAAAATTTTTCAGATAGACCATCAAATTGGTATCAAACAACAACAATTGGAACTTGGACCGAACCTGGAATTTACAATAATAAAAATCTAGGAGTTGTTAATTATACAGATTTATATATTGTTGATATCCAACATTTTGAATTTGGAAATGAAAATATCAGTTTCGATATGACTGATGAAATAAACTCGATATTAAATGGTTCATCAACAAATATTTCAGGTTGGGGTATTGCATTTAGACCTCAAGTTGAAAACTTATCAGGTTTAACTGAAAACTATGAAGTTCAGTTCTTTACAAGACACACCCAAACTTTTTATGAACCTTATTTAGAAACATCGTATAACGACCTAATTGAGGATGACAGAAATTTATTTACACTTGGTAAAACGAATAAATTATATCTTTATTTGTTTGACAATGGAAATCCAATTAACTTGGACTTTAATCCGTATGTCGATATTAATGATTCAAATGGTACACCCATTAATGGGTTAACAGGTTTAAATACTTGTCAAAGAGCTAAAGGGGTATATGAAGTTACAATACCAGCATTAATTGGTTATAAAACACCATGTACGTTTTCGGATAAATGGTATAACATGAAATTGAATAATTTCCCAATACCTGAAATTATTAATGATTTTGTAATTCACCCACTAAAAAGTTCAATTCAAATTGGAACCTCTTCTGTTGACCCTAAAGTTTATGGGTTTGATTTCTACGGAATTAAACAAGATGAGAAAATTTTTAACAGTGATGTTAGAAAAGTTGGTGTGATAATTAAACAAGCCTATACAACCCAAAAGTTACTACAACATGTTGACGCTAGTTATCGTGTTTATGTTAGAGAAGGTCAGACTGAAGTTGAGGTTCAAGGGTGGACTAAAATTAGTAGAACACCTAATGAATATTACTTCATTTTTGACACTAGAGACAAAATTCCTAACGAATATTACTTAGACATCAAAGTTGTTAGTGGTGGTGAAATCAATACTTATAAACAACAAATAAAATTTCAAATTGTGAATGTCAAATATTTATTTTGATATTTATAATTAAAATAATCAGAAATGTACCTTAAAAACAAATTAAAATGGAAAATTATATTATAAATGAATGTATTACTAATAATGTCCACATTCTTTCTTCGTCAGGGTTAACTTCGGGTGCCACAATAGAGTTTGATATTAGCGAGGCCCGATTTTGTGGTACTGTTGGGTCAGTAACAGGGGGCAGCGAAACTCCAAACATAACCTTCATTCAACTATACGACGATTCTTGTGCGTGTTTAAGTGGTATTACAATATTAGATGAAACTTTAAATTTTAGCTTTACGCGATGTGGGAGATTTGGTACAGAGATTTCTATTGAAGCGACTAACTTTTGTAATGATTTTGGATTACCCACAACAGGTATTACTTATGGATTACAATTTGGGTCTGAAATACCATTTTGTGCAACTTTTAATGGGTTAAGTTCAACGGGAACAACAAATTATTCATACGTTTCAGGACCCTTTTCAAATTGCGAAGATTGTGGACAAGAACCATCACCAACGAGAAGTGCGAATGCTGAAACGGTAATATGTGAAGTTTGTAGTGGTGAAACCATTACATTATACCCACCACACGCACAATATAGTGACTCACAAAACAATATTGTGATACAAATGAATACAGTTGCGTTAGGTGGGGAAAATGGGTTAAATAATTAAAAATATGGGTACCGCAGGAAAAATTGATAATACATTCCCTCACGGATTATTATACGGGTTTGATAAAAATGTTCATGATGTTAAAATACAAAGTGATGGTAAAATATTAGTTGCTGGTGATTTTGAACATTATGATTATAATGGAGTTATTAATTATTCACCATATTTATGTCGATTAAATGTCGATGGAACTTTTGATACAACGTTTGATATTACTGATGGTAGTGTAGGTTTAGATAATTCGATTAAAACCATACATGTTCTTAGTAATGGTAAAATAATTGCTGGTGGTGAGTTCACTCAAATAATTAGAAACGGGATTACTTATAATTACTCAAATATTATTATGTTTAATACTGATGGGTCAATCAACACTTCATTTAATGTTGGAACGGGTTTTAATGATACTGTTGAAAAGATTGAGGAACTATATAATGGTAAAATAGTTGTTGGTGGTAGATTTACACAATATAGTGGTCAATCGTATAATTGTATAATACAACTTAATATTGACGGGTCAGTAGATACGTCTTTTAATATTGGTACAGGTTTTAACGATACTATACCACATGTCACGGACATTATTAAAGATGGTAATGACTTATTAGTTGGTGGAACCTACACTAGTTATAATGGTACCCCAACAAATGATATAACAAGATTATTATCAAATGGTGATATTGACACTTCATTTAATGCTGGGACAGGTTTTAATGGTCCTGTGTTTAGTATCGGTTTACAATCGACAGGTAAAATTATTGTTGGAGGTTATTTTACAGAATTTAATGGTATTGACCTACATTATGGTAATATTGTAAGATTAAATTCTGACGGGTCGTATTCCGATTCATTTGGATATGGTCTTGATAATATTGTTACCTCAATATGTGTTCAACCTAATGATAAGATTATTGCTGGTGGTTTTTTTGACAAATATTATACATCATCAATTGATTTCATAGAATCAAAAAAATTAATTAAATTTTTATCCACCACAAATTTTGATAATAATTTTTATTTAGGGTACAGTTATAGTGATGGAATCTATTCAGTAACACCCTATAATGGTGATGATTATTTATTTATTGGGGGTGAAATGAATTACCCACCATTTAATCATTTTGGTAAATTAGTAAACGAGGCACCAATCCCTATTAGTGCTAACACGGAATACTTTATGTGTTCAATATGTTCGGGAGACACTAACACAATTACAGTACCACATCCAACATATTCAAATGGTATGGGACGTGATGTAATACAACTAAACGCAATCACCCTTGGTGGCGAAAATGGATTAAATAATTAATTATGAAAAAAATAGTAAGACTTTCGGAAACAGAACTCTCTAAATTAATTAAAAAAATGATTAATGAACAAGAAAGTTCACGATATATGTTTTTTTCTAATTTAGAACAAATGAAAAGACAATGTGAAATTTTATTAGATATGGACGAAGAAGAAGTCAGTTCTATTTTGGAAAACGGTCACGATTGGGCTCAGGACCATATTGCTGAAGCAAAAAACAATATGGACCAAGTATTTGATTTCTTAATGAATGAAACTGAACGTGATAATTCTGAAATGGAAATGTCTGAAGATTCTAACACTCAAGAAGATGAAGCCTTAGCTATTAGTATGACTAACCCCAATTTAGGATTGGCGATGTCAACTAATGAAGGTAAAATAAGAACTAAAACTAGATTCAACCGTAAATAACGTTGTTCAGGTGTATATTGTAAGGGGAATTAATTTTCCCCTTTTTTATGTCTATTTCTAAAATGTTTTCGTATATTTGTTTTAAATATAAGACGTATGTTTGAGATAATTAGAAGATTTTTTAGGAGAAATTATGTTAAATACCTGATTAATGTTAGGTACAGTAAATTGATTAGTGGTGGAAATGCCGAGGCTAATCAAAATGAAAGATTGTGTAAATCAATTTGTTATAAATTGATAAATCAACCTGATTCAAAATTCTTAATTGCGCCAATCTCAGGAAAAAGGTATATTAAAAACTCTCGTTTAGAATTGTTTGTAATTCTTGATGACAGACGTATTAGTATTACTAACCATGTCTATCACTATGATGTGGTATTTACTGATAGAGATTTTGATAGAATAACAAAAATGTACGATAATAAAACTGAGACTATTAGACAAGAATTTGAGAATGAAATGAAATCACAAATTCAAAGTTCGTTAGGTACTATTTTAAATAGACTTAATAATTAACGTTTGTTAATAAACTCTAATAAATAATTTTTAATTCTAACCTCAAAAGATTCGTTCTGTGAGGTTTTTTTGTTTGTTGTGGATGTGATACTTGACTTAGGTCGTTTAAAGAGATTCTCAACGATTAAATCGTCATTAATCTCAATCCATTCTTTAATTGTATGAACATCATGTGTTGGGACATCATATGTTCCGTCAGGTCCTTTTTCCCAAACACCGACAACACGTTTATTATTATTTTTTAATTTTTTTTGTTTGATAACTTTATTTAATTCGTTTTTAACAATTATGTTAAATGGTGATAACAGAGTATTATTCCATTTTTTTAAACCTAATTCTATCGGACCACTATACTCACCAGCACTACCTTCCGAATTAGTCCCCTCAATAATGACTTCATCAACATTAACCCATTCATTAACAGGAACAATCCCCAATTTGTTTTTACCTTTAGGAATTTTATTAATAATATTCCCTTCATAATCAGAAACAGAGTCAGTAAATGGTGCTAATATATCTTTTTTAAACTTTCTTAATCCAGGTCGTAAAGGTGTGATATACGTTCCCCTCCCACCTGAACTCGTAGAGGTTGATTCATTAATATGGATTTTATCGTTTTTCATGATTATAATTATAAATATCAATACATGTTTAAATTTATGGAACAAGAAGAATTATATGGTAAATTGTTTGACACAATACCTCTTTATAGTGAAGAACACCTCGATTTATTATTACAAACATTATCTAAAGATGATGCTAGTCGAATCTTAATACACGCAGTTAAACAAGCGTTTCGTCAAAATATATATTCACTTGGGGAATGTGAAGTAATATCTAAATCAATTAGAGTTATCTCAAGAGTTGAACCTGAAGAAAAAAGTGATGAACAAAAAAAAGACGGAGAGTAATTCCGTCTTTTTAAAATTTTTAAGGATTTAAAGAAGTTGGTAAACCATTTGGTGACCTATTTGGTGAACCATTCGAGAAATAATCTTGTGCGGGTTTTAAACCGTATTTTGCTAAATCTGTAGGTGATATTTCGGGTGTTGTTGCCGCAGGTGCTACGGGTGTAGTTGCAGCAGGTTGTGTGGTTTTACCTTGTAAAGCGGCTTGTGCTGCGGCCAATGTTTTCGGTCCTAATTTACCATCGGGTACTAAACCTGATTGAAATTTAGCATTTAAATGGTCTTGTAACTGTTTAACTTTTTCGTTATAAACACCTGGTTGAATTGCGGTATCTAGAACTGATTGTTCAGTTATATAACTTTTGTGAAGTTTTGAAATATTTCTTCTCTCATCTTCGGTTAATATAAATCTATTCATATTTTTTATTTATTGTTGTAGTTTAGTTAATAAAATGTCAATATCGGAATTTTTTAATTGACCTGTTCCTGTAGGAACACCTAAAGTAGTTTGTAATTTAGTAATTCCCGCAAGTGTATTTTGAGTATATTGTTTTTTTCTATTAACTTGTTGAGTATTTTTTTTAGGTGTGGTAACGGTTGACTCTGGTGTAGTTGTTTTAAATTCCGTAGCACAATCAAATGGTTCCCATCCTACATTACTCAAATTACCAGATGACAAAGTAGGATTTGACGTTGGTTGCTTTGTACCATCTTTCCAATATCTGAATTTAGCGTCAGCATAATATTGGTTTCCATCTGGGTTACTATACTTCGTAAGTCCATTTGATGGTATTAAACAAGGATATTTTGCTAATTCTGCGTTAGAAGATACCACGAGTTGTGTTCTCTTGGTAGCTGCCGCAGCAGTAGCTTTCGCCGCTTTATCAGCCGCTTGAGTAGTTGGAATAGTTGTATCATTACATATAGCGTCAAAATCATCTTGAACACCATATGGCCAATTTTCCCCCCAATATTTAATTTTTGATGTAGTCGTCTGGAGAATTTTACTCGAACACCAATATCTAATAGTTCCCGTATTGTCTTGAAGAACCTGACCCGTAAAGTCATCAACGAATTGATATTTCACATTAGCGGCAATTAAATTGTTTATAGATTCTTTTTTAAATACTGTTGATTTAAATAGTTTTAATTCCCAATTTACATTATTATCGTCACCACTTTTAACTTCACAGTCAATATTTGAATAAAGAGTAAGTGTTCCCTTAGAATTATCGACTTTGGAGAAATATTCCATCAAATATTGTGATTTGGTTCTTGATTCGTGTAACGAAAGAATTCTTAGAACTTCTTCCGATTTTATTTCAAATAAATTTTTTTTCATAAAAAATGTTTTATTATAAATATCAATAAATGATAAAAATTCAGTTTATTTGTATAAAAAAAAAAAGGTCAGATTTCTCTGACCTTTTTCAAGATTTATTTAAGTTTTGATTATCTCAATTCTTTTAAATCAAATGTACGTACTCCGTCAACTGTAACACGAGCGTAGAAACGGTTATTAACCATTTTCTTAGCGTAACGTGTCATAATACCTTTAATAGGTGTGAAGTTGAATGGGTTGTACATTGTTGGAGTTAATTGTAATGGTACATACGGTGCGTAGATGTAACCTGTGTCTAACAATGACGTTCCTTTGTGACCGATTAAGATTTGGTTAGCTGGGAAGTAAGGGTCACGGTAAACTTGGTAACGACCTGCTAATGTACCAACTCTTTCAATACCCATGTTGTATTGGTCTTGCTCAGGAGACGCGTTAGATACGTGGAAGTATTCTAAATCGTCAAAGATAGCTGAAACCTCAGAAGAAACAACAATCCAGTTAGCTCCACCTCTCAATGTAGATTTGTGGATTTGTGCTGACAATTGGTTGATTGCAGTAATCAAAGTTTGGTTCCAATCTTTTTGAGTGTAAGAAGTTGTTTGAGAAAGTCTTCTCCATCCGTTGTAATCCCAACGTAGATTCCAAGCCGCTCCTTTACGTAAATCACGTAAAATCTCACGGTCAATCTCAGCAGCTACTTGTTCAGATAACAATGCAGTTAACTCAGCCTCAGCGTCGATGTTATGGAAAGCCGCAACGTCTTGAGCTAACTCAGGAGACCATTGTGCTCTTAATTTTCTTTCAGTAACAGATACTGTAACAGAATCCAAGTCGAAAGAAACCTCACCGATTTTGTCTTCGAATTCTAATTCTTCGTAACGTCTGAATACCGCAGTAATCGCTTCAGCATCTAAAGTTTCAATCAATGTTCCGTTGTATCCGTCAATAGACTCAGCGTCACATGTAGGACAAACAGGACAAGATAAATCAACTTCTAAATAAATACATCCGTCAGCACTACAAACATTTTTGAATGAACCACCGTTTCCTGTACTTGGCCATACTGTATTTACAGTGTTACCGTATTGAACGATACCTTTACCATATTGTTGAGTAACAACTCTGAACAATAATGGAATAGAATCTCCATCAGCATTTACGATAGTATCACAAGCTGAACCACCTGAAATTACTAATAATGATGGGTCAGCAACTAAACGTAAATCAGCTAAGAAAGTTTCACTATCCATTTCGTTACCGTCAGGACCGATTAATTTTCCAGCTCCATTATCTGCGAAACCACACATTTTAACAATAAGTTTTCTAACGTTTTTACCATCGTAAGTAGTACCTGTGTAATCAGTTAATCCACCATTTGCCCATACTTGAACATCTGTAGTAGCAGTAACTGCTGACCAACGACCTTTAGAATAATCGAATAAACCTGCTGGGTCTAAACCTGGCTCAGTTCCTTCGTAGAATAAATCATAAAGATTTTTCTTGTAACCACCTGTTGCATCAGTATAACCATCATTTTGATTTGTTGGTCCATTAGGTGCTCCGATTGGTGCGTAGTGGTCACCTGATTGATTAGCAGTACCACCGTCATATCCTTGGATTTTTGGTACGAAGAAGAACAATTTACCGATTGGTAAGTTCATTGCTTGTACAGAAACGATATCATTCGCTAATAATTTAGAGAATACACGTCTAACGATTGGGAAAACAACAGTTTCAAAAGAACCTGATGACCCTTCAGAAGTCGCTTCATTGATTAAGTGAGATGCTTGGTTCTCATATAATTGAGCCACGTTCTCTTTAAGATGTCCTTTAAGACCATCTAGGAATCCTAATCTATCCCATTTGTTAATTGTATCTTCTTTGATAACTTTAAGGTGTTTTAACCCGATGTTACCTACAAGACCTGATTCTAATAATGCTCCCATTTTTAGTTTTTTGTTTTTATTTTATTTGTTTATTTTATTTTTTATCTTAATTTTGTCATTAAATCTTTCATTCTCAAGAATTGAGGATTTTCGTAAGTTTTTGACTCAATTAAGTTAACCGCTGAACCTGTTGATGGAACTTTATTTAAATTTCTCTCAATAGATTCGTTCATTGGTTGTGTTTTAGTATTTGATAATTCGTCTTTAATAACTTGGTACAAATTTTTAGATTCTTTAATTGTTTCTACAGTATCAAATCTTTTTAGAATATTAATTTTTTCATTCTTAGTTGTAGTGTGTTCAGTGAACAAACGTGTAGCGTACGCTAAGTTTGAATTGAATACTGCAACTTCAGTTAATTTATTTCTAAATACATTTAATGCTTGTCTGTATTCTTCATTTTTTTCTCTTAATACTTTTACTTCACTACTATTAACGTTTTCAAGGTTAAGATTTCTGTTAGGTGTAATTCCTTTTCTCAAACCACGTCCTGATTTAGAACCATTTCCGTAAGTACGAGCAGCTTCTTTAGTTTCAACCTTTTTAGTTTTTGGTTTTAGTTTAAATTCACCGTCTAAGTTTTCACCATCTTTGTAAGAAAATCCTTTTTTCGCACTTCCTGTTCCCATAGTTGTGTTAGCTGTTTTTTTCACAGTTTTCCATCCACCTTCTTGGTTAGGTTTTGCTGAATAGATTTTTTTCTTATTTGGGTTACCCAAACCTAATCCTTTTGATTTGAAAGATTTTGCTTCCATAACTGAATCTAAGTCGTAAGATTCAACTTCTTCTTCGTCTTCGAACTCTTCGTCCAACTCATAAGATTCTTCTTCGTCTTCATCTTCCATTTCTTCTTCGTCTTCATCTTCCATTTCATCTTCATCATCCATTTCTATTTCGTAAACGATATCGTCTTCGTCCATTTCCTCTTCGTCATCTCCCAAATCTACGATGTCTTCATCGTCTTCTTCATATTGTTCGTTAGTTGAGAAAACTTTGTCAATAATACTTTTTACGTCTTCGTCATCATTGTCATCGTCACTAGAGAATTCAAACTCATCATCTTCATCTTCATCTTCATATTCGAACTCGTAAAGTTCGTCTTCAGATTCATAATCGAATCCTTCTTCTGATTCTTGTACAATCATATATTCTTTGTTAGTTTTATTATCTTTTAAACTGATGTTATTAGAATTGTCTTTTTGAACAATGATTTCATCATCAGGACCCATCAATTGAAATACACGTAGTACTTCATCAGAGATCGGA